TGCCGATACCATCGACCCCGAAACAGGACTACGACCCTATGAAAAACTCGACAAACAAACCGGCGAAATCTGGCAACTACAACCGGAGTTCCAAGTTTCATCCCTCAAACCAGCGATCGGACTACGTTGGCTTGAAAAATACTGGATGGAAGTCTTTCCTGCAGACACTGTCATCATGGATGGGAAAGAATATCCACCACCCCGCTTTTACTATAAATGGCTCGCCGAAAATCAGGAGTCCGTACATCAGCACGTTAGACAAAAAAGAATAGAACAAACCCGCGCGCTCCCATATGAGCGCGGGATACGGCTCCACCAGAAAGCCCAGGCAGTCAATGCCAGGCTGACTAAATATAAACGCCCGACCCACGACAAGGAACCAACAAAATGATCCACAATGTATTCACAATTTTCGACGCGAAAGCGGAAGCTTATCTCCCTCCCTTCATCTTGCCGAAAACGTCAATGGCAAAACGCACGTTCTCAGACTGCGTAAACTCTGCCGATCATCAATTCGGCGCACATCCGGAGGACTACACACTTTTCACCATCGGTACCTTCGATGACGAAACCGCTCAGTACAACCTCTTATTGACGCCAGAAAGCCTTGGACTAGGACTTGAATATGTTATAGATTCGTCCGAACTGGAAACATCCAAGGCGGACCAAAATGGCGCGGAAATACGGAAAATCGAAGGGTAACCATACATTCTCACAAGTACCCAAGGCCCAAATCCCTCGGTCATCCTTTGACCGTTCTTCTAGCCTAAAAACCGCGTTCGACGCCGGGTATCTCATCCCGATCTTCGTCGACGAGGCCCTACCTGGCGATACATTCAACCTGTCAGCCTCCCTATTCGGGAGGCTGGCAACCCCCATCAAGCCGCTAATTGACAACCTGTACTTAGAAACCCAGTGGTTTTTTACGCCTAGCCGCTTACTGTGGGAGAACTGGGAGCGCTTCAACGGCGCTCAAGCGGAACCAGGCGACTCAACCGACTATGAAATTCCTATGGTCGAAAACACATCGGGTGTTCAGACAGGCAGTCTCGCCGACCACATGGGTATCCCTCCTGGCGTAACTAATCTCCCCTACAATGCGTTGCCCATTCGTGCCTACGCTCTCATATGGAATGAGTGGTACAGGGACCAAAATCTCCAGGCGCAAGCACGCGTAGAAACCACGGACGGCCCCGATACCAGCAACCAGGCCGTAAAACGACGCGGAAAGCGTCATGACTACTTTACCTCTGCTCTCCCGTGGCCTCAGAAAGGGGACCCGGTCACGGTCCCGCTCGGCGATACCGCTCCGGTAATCGGCAATACACTCACGGACCAGGTGCCGCAATTTAATGCCGGTACCGCATCCGGCCCTCTTCAGACCAGGCTAAATACGGATTTTGTTCACGTCCAATCGAACGCTTCTGGTACTGGAGATATAGCCTGGAGCGACCCTAAATTGGTCGCCGATCTTTCAGAAGCAACAGGCTTCACCATCAATCAACTTCGACAGTCGTTCCAAATTCAGCGCCTCCTGGAGCGCGATGCGCGAGGCGGCACACGCTATGTCGAAGTCCTCAAATCTCACTTCGGAGTCACCTCACCCGACGCACGCCTCCAGCGTCCCGAGTTCCTCGGCGGGTCTTCTCAAATGATCTCCGTCACACCCGTTCCACAACAGTCGCCGTCGGATATCGCGGTCGACCTTACCCCGCAGGGCAACTTAGCCGCAGTCGGGCAAGTAGCTGCCCGCGCAGGCTTTACCAAATCTTTCGTGGAACACGGGTACATCATCGGCCTCGCCAACGTGCGGGCCGATCTTACGTATCAACAGGGCCTTAACCGTATGTGGTCTCGCTCCACACGGTTCGACTTCTTCTGGCCCGCTCTCTCGCACCTGGGCGAGCAAGCAATCCTCAATAAAGAAATCTTCGCCCAGGGAACTGTTGAAGACGACAATGTCTTCGGTTACCAAGAATCTTGGGGCGAATACCGTTATAAACCTTCACAAATCACAGGCATCATGCGGTCAACCGCTAGTGCCTCTCTCGACGTCTGGCATCTCGGCCAGGACTTCGGCACTCTCCCGACACTGTCCTCAGAATTCATTGAGGACAATCCACCAATCGACCGCGTAATCGCGGTCCAAACTGAACCTCATCTCCTTCTCGACGCATACTTTAAACTTCGTTGCGTTCGTCCAATGCCACTCTACGGAGTACCCGGACTCATCGATCACTTTTAGGCAGGGCAGGCTTTACTAAAGGGCCAACCAGGATAAATAAACAAACATATAAACAAACTAAGAGGCGTAGGTCCGTCGCCGCTTGCGGCGACTCCTTTCTCGTTAGTTATCCACAAATACATTTGGCCCCACGTCGCAAGGCTGCGTGGGTGCCATATGTAGCTTGTGGGTAACTTACGAGGTCTTTTATTAAAAAAGGATAGACCGTGGCCGCAAAAACTTATCCACTTCCATATGACCCGTACACGGGTCCAACTCAACCAATCAAATCCGGGGGTGGCTTCAATCTCGCCTCCCTTGTGGGAGGCTTCATCCCTTCACTCATCGGCGGATTGTTCGCTTCGAACTCCGCCAAAAAACAAAATCAAGCGCAAATTGCGCTGGCCCGCGAACAAATGGCGTTCCAGGAACGTATGTCATCTACTGCTTATCAGCGGGCCGCCACGGATCTCGAGAAGGCTGGCCTTAATCGAGTCCTGGCACTAGGCAACTCTGCCTCAACTCCTGGTGGCGCTATGCCGCAACTCGTTAACGAGGGACAACCAGGAATAAACTCTGCCCTGGCAATCGCCAGGCAAATGGCCGATATAAAAAACATTGAGGCCAACACAGAAAAAACCGGCGCCGACACGAAAAACGTCATGCAGGATACGGCCAACAAATGGTCATCTAGCTTTAAAATCCTGGAGGAAATCGATCTTCTCCAGGCACAAGGCAAGTTGGCCACTGTTAACCTGGATATCCAGCGCGCCGTTCGTAAAATCAAAAACAGCGAAAGCGTCATCATTAAATCCGAGGAAGATCTATGGCAAACAATCCAAAATCTCGACGCAAGCGAGATGGGAGCATTAGCGAAAATGGTGGGGCCGACAGCCGCGAAGTTCATTCTGAGCATACTGGCGAGAAAATGAGACCGCACGCCATCGTCTTCACTCAACCTAGTTTGACCAGGCAATCGTTCAAGGACGAGTGCGATGTTAATCAAATCGTCAAACGCTATACGGAAACTGGAATGATCAATCACATTCCCAGGACAACTCCCCAATACGGCGATGCCCCCGAAGGGGACTTTCTCCAGGCGGCAATAGTCAATGCCGACATCGCATCACAAATCGAGGCTGGTAACCTCGACCTTGACGCCTTAGAAGCGTCTGAACCGGAAGCGGACCCAACCCCCGATCCGGACACAAATGAGCCGGAAAACGGCTCTCAGGAGGCCTCAGCCGACCCGTCAAGCACGCCTGAAAAGGACGCTTGACGCGCAGATTATCTTCTTGTATATAATCTGCTAGGTGACCCGAGTACGCCATACTCCCGGTCACCGCACAAACAAACAATTCCCCGGAGGGGACATGAAACGAAATAAAATGAAAAAACGTAAATCACGCCGGCTCTTCAGCAAAACAGCCAGGAAGGTTCACCGTAAAAATATGCCTGGTAAAATTATGCGCGGCGGAATTCGTCTTTAAACAAAAAAGGGCCCGGAACTCGACCCAGTCCCGGACCCAAAAGGCAGAAACAAATCATGGCTTGTCTCTACCCAAAACCAGCATACCTTAGCTCTGAGGGCAAGGTCACATTCGTCAGGCATGAAAAAGCTCTTGGCTCTAGTGGTTTTATCCACATTCGCTGCGGGATGTGTAATGGTTGTAAAGCAGACCATGCCCGGGACTGGGCCATCCGCTGCTACCACGAATCACAAATGCACCATGTCTCGTGCTTCGTTACGCTTACCTACGACGAAACCCACCTTCCTCCCTGCGGATCACTCGATAAACGTGATCTGCAACAATTCTGGAAATCCCTCAGGAAAAAACTAAATGTTCCGATCCGGTACTTTGCTGCCGGAGAATACGGAACTAAAAAAGGCCGACCGCACTATCACGCAATAATCTTCGGATGGATGCCTTCAAAACGCTATCCCGTTGACATATCCGACAAAGGCCATATCCAATACACCCATCCGATACTGCAATCGGCCTGGCAAAAACGTGGTCGAATAGTCTTCACCGACTTCGACCCATCATGCGCCCGATACGTGGCGCACTACACGGCAGACAAATTAAAATCTTATGCTGCCGATACCATCGACCCCGAAACAGGACTACGACCCTATGAAAAACTCGACAAACAAACCGGCGAAATCTGGCAACTACAACCGGAGTTCCAAGTTTC